CGGATGCTAATTAAAAACGTAGGACAACATATCTCGGACAATCCATCCGTCATACATATTAGAGAGGTGATGATTTTGATCGTAGAAACAGTAAAAGTAAAAAATGCAACAATCCGAGTACATGATGATTGTTATGTGGATCGCACAGAAGAGGAAGTCAAAAAACTTATAGATGGATGTTGCCGGATTATTCAGGGAGCATTGATACGAAAAGAGAAAACCGCCTAGGCGGTAGATGGGAGGACAAGCTATGAAAGTTAAAGGAACTTACCATTGCCAGACTACTCAACAGCCCAATGCATTAAACGGTTGGGACATCCGTTCTGTATCTGTTGAGTTACCGGAGCAGGACAAGCCCTACTGGCATAAGGTTGCAGCAGCTGTGATCGGGTTTGGGCTAGCGGTAATCGGATGGTGGCTAGTGGTTGGGTATTAAAAATGAGCACTCAGAGGATGACCGAGGGGGTTGGTTCTCTCTCTAAGCGCTCAAGCAACTACAACTTTATATTAACTGATTTTGGGAGAAAGTGCAAATGGAAAAATCTTGTGATAATTGTGCAAATCTCTGTCCGATAGGAGAGGGAGACCACATATGCGAAGAAAAACCAGGAGTATTGGTATTGGAAGAGTATTTACCCACAGATGACTATCTTTGGTGTAACGGAGATTGTTGGAGGAACAGATAAATGACAGCTAGAAATTTTGAGATAAAAGAAACGATGCTTGCTCTTCCCCAAAAGAGCGAAACGGATATTTACCACATAGAGCTAAACCGCATCAGCTGGTTTGGGAAAGAGGACAAGTTGGATATCCGCGGATGGTCAGAAGACCATTCAAAAATGACAAAAGGAATCAGCCTCACAGAGGATGAATTCATAAAGATAGCCCGTGCAGGCTTAGAAAAAACAGGAGGTATTTAAAATGGCACAGATTACACTTACATTTGATAGTTATGAGGAACTGGTTTCTTTTTCAGAGAAACTGTTATCCAGAGAGGGCGGTATGGAAACCCATGGAGTCAGCAAAACCGTTCCGGACGTTGAGCCTCAACAAGCAGTTTCCTATGGACAGCAGATTGCACCGCATTTTCCAGAGGCGAACACATCGGTACAGCCAAAACAGCCAGAGCAGAATCAAGTAATTCAGAATACCGCGCCGGGCCCGTCGATTCCTATAGCTGCGCCGACGTATACAAGGGAAGATCTGTCAAAAGCTGCCATGTCTTTAATGGACAAAGGGATGCAGGCACAGCTGCAGCAGCTGATCCAGAGTTTCGGGGTATCCTCTCTTGTGGAACTACCAGCAGAACAGTACGGAAGCTTTGCAACGGCGATTCGGGAAATGGGGGCTCAGATCTAATATGGCACATGAAGAGAGAAACCATGCTCTGTTAAGTGCATCTTCGGCTCACAGATGGCTGGCGTGTACCCCAAGTGCACGGTTGGAGGAACAATTTCCGGATACTACTTCTGAGGCTGCAAAAGAGGGGACACTGGCGCATGAACTTGCAGAGCTGAAGGTAAGGAACTATTTTAAGCCACATGATGTGTCTAAAAGAAAGCTGACTTTTGCAATCAAAAAAATGAAAGAGAACCCGTTATGGGATGACGAAATGTTGGAGCATACGGACACATACATTGACTATATTCGGGATGTGTCCATTAAGCTCCCAACAGATCCGTATGTGGAAGTAGAAAAACAAGTCCGGTTCGACTCCTATGTACCAGAGGGGTTCGGTACTGCAGACTGCATCATGATTCAGGGAGAAACCCTGTTTGTGATCGACTTTAAATACGGCAAGGGTGTTCTTGTTTCCGCAGAGGAAAATCCACAGATGATGCTGTATGCACTCGGTGCATATGACGCATGTAAGTTATTTTATCCGATTAAACAGATCCGGCTTGCTATCGTGCAGCCGAGGCTGCCAGACGGAATCTCTGAATGGGGATGTAGTCTGGAACAGCTTTTGGAATTTGGAGATTATGTGAAGGAAAAGGCTGCGGTTGCATTTAAAGGAGACGGAGAGTTTGTTCCCGGGGAAAAACAGTGCAGGTTCTGCCGTGCGAAATCCCAGTGCAGGGCAAGGGCAGAAGAAAATGTGAAGCTGGCTTTTGCAACAGACAAGAAACCGCCATTGATTACAAATGAGGAAGTTGGAAGATACCTGGAACAGGGAGAAGATGTTGCAAGATGGCTCAAAGATCTGCAGGAGTTTGCATTGTCAGAATGCCTTGCCGGAAAGAAGATTCCTGGATGGAAAGCGGTAGAGGGCCGAGGATCCAGAGACTGGACAGATATGGATACAGCATTTGAAAAACTTTTAAAGAGTGGGATTACAGAAGAGCCGATGCTGTGGGAAAAGAAACCACTGACTTTGGCGCAGGTAGAAAAGCTGATAGGGAAGAAAGATTTTCAGGACGCAGTCGGAGAGTTTGTGGTGAAGAAGCCAGGGAAACCGACACTTGCAAAAGAGTCAGATAAAAGAGAAACAATTACAAACAAAGTGACAGCCGAAGAGGCATTCAAGGAGGAAAACTAATATGAACGAATTAACAAACGTAACAACAGGAAAAGCAAGATTATCTTATGTACACTTATTTAAACCTTATGCGGCTACACCGGGACAGGAAGAAAAATTCAGTGTTACCGTGTTAGTGCCGAAATCCGATGTGGATACTATGAACCGGATCAATGCAGCTATTGAAGCCGCGAAGCAGAGGGGAACAGCGGAAAAATGGAACGGTGTATGCCCACCTGTGGTGTCAACACCAGTTCATGACGGGGATGGTGTGCGTCCGTCAGATGGGATGCCATTTGGGGCAGAATGTAAAGGACACTGGGTGTTCACGGCAAGTGCAAAAGCAGATTATCCACCGGAGGTGGTAGACGTAAACATGAATCCGATTATTAACCAGTCTGAGATTTACAGTGGGATTTATGCGAGAGTAAATGTGAACTTCTTTCCATATTCTTTCGGGGGAAAGAAAGGAATTGGATGTGGCCTGGGTCCGGTCATGAAATTGGAAGACGGAGAATCCCTGGGAGGAAGTGCGCCGACAGCGGCACAGGCGTTTGGTGCAATGCCCCAGCCAGTCAATCCAACACCACAGTACAGGAACGCACCGCAGAATGTACAGGCAATCAATCCGATCACAGGGATGCCGATGTAATCAAGAGGGGCTTTAGCCCCTCCTTTTAACAGGAGACGTAATTATGCAACACCATTTATCTATAGATATTGAGACAAAAAGCAGTGTGGACATCACAAAAGCGGGAGCTTACAGATATGCACAGTCCGAAGATTTTGAAATTCTTTTGTTTGCCTATAAATATGATGAAGAGGATGTACAGCTTGTAGATCTTACCGTAGAAGAACGTATTCCAGAACGGATTTTGACCGCTCTTATGAATCCTAATGTGGTCAAGCACGCATATAATGCGGCATTTGAGTGGTACTGTTTGAATACTGCAGGGTATCGTACTCCTTTGGAACAGTGGAACTGTACGATGATCCATGGACTGTATTGCGGGTACGCTGCAGGGTTGGATGCAACAGGAAAGGCAATAGGCCTTCCGCAGGATAAGCAGAAGCTTTCCACAGGAAAGGCTTTGATCCGATATTTTTGTACTCCTTGTAAACCGACAAAAAGTAACGGTGGCAGGAGCTGGAATCTTCCGAAGCACGCTCCAGAAAAGTGGGAGCTGTTCAGGGAATATTGTAAACAAGACGTTGTCACTGAGAATGAAATCCTAAAAAGGTTGCAGGCGTTTCCAGTTCCGAAAGAAGAACAGAGATTGTGGAGGATGGATATCTTGATGAATGCGTATGGAGTTCGGGTAGATACAAATCTGATCGCAGGGGCTTTGGCAATTGATTCTCATAGCACGGAGTGCCTGACAGCAGAAGCATTCAGGATTACCGGTCTTTCCAACCCGAATAGCGCAACACAGTTGCAACAGTGGTTGTCCGGAAAGGGTGTGGATATTCCAAACCTGCAAAAAGCAACAGTAGAAGAATACTTACAGCGGGAAGATCTTCCGGATGATGCGAGAAAGATTTTGGAAATTCGTCAGCAGTTAGGGAAAACATCTATTAAGAAATATGTTGCCATGGATACCGCAAAGGGAGCGGATGATCGTGTACGCGGACTGACACAGTTTTATGGTGCGAATCGGACCGGGCGTTGGGCAGGAAGGCTTGTACAGTTGCAGAATCTTCCGAGGAATTATTTAAAGACCCTGGATTATGCCAGAAACCTTGTAAAAGATAAAAACTATGACGGGGTTAAGCTGCTATACGGGAATGTTCCGGATACTCTGTCGCAGCTGATCAGAACAGCGTTCATCCCCTCAGATGGGAATAAATTCGTTGTGGCTGACTTTTCTGCCATTGAAGCTCGTGTGATTGCGTGGCTGGCGGGAGAACAGTGGGTAAATGAAGTATTTGCTACACATGGAAAGATCTATGAAGCAACAGCATCTCAGATGTTCCATGTTCCGATTGAAAAGATTGCAAAAGGAAATCCGGAATACAGCCTGCGGCAGAAAGGAAAAGTTGCCACGCTTGCGTTAGGGTATCAGGGTGGAACAGCAGCCTTAATTGCCATGGGAGCATTGAATATGGGACTGGCGGAAGAGGAACTTCCCGATATTGTACAGAGATGGCGGAGCGCAAATCCGCGGATCAGAGACTTGTGGTATGCAGTGGAGCAGGCGGCCCTTACTACGATGCAGACGGCACGGCCACAGGGAATCTACGGTTTGATTTTCCGGTACGAGGGGGATCTGGTATACGGACAGTCATTTTTGACAGTGCAGCTTCCAAGCGGGAGAAAGCTGTTCTACCCGAAACCATTTCTGCAGGAGAATCAGTTTGGGAAGATGGCAATCCACTATTACACGGTCGGGCAACAGACAAGAAAATGGGAAGTGGCATCCACTTATGGGGGAAAGATGACAGAGAATATCGTACAGGCAATCGCACGTGACTGTCTTGCAGAGACTCTAAAAAGAATTGACAGGATGGGGCTGCAGGTCGTGTTTCATGTACATGATGAGGTGATCATCGATGCCCCTGTATCAATTACGGTGGATGAAATCTGTGATCTGATGGCAGAGCCGATACCTTGGGCACCGGGACTGATCTTAAAAGGTGCTGGATTTGAGAGTGACTATTACATGAAAGACTAGGAGGAGTTGAAGTGGAATATAACAGAAAACTTTTGGTCAGCATGGCCGGATCAAGAAAGGCTACATACTGGCCGAAAAGTGAGATCATGTGGTCGGAATTTGTTGACCGGTTGAAAACTCCGGCCAGAAGTCTGGAAACCTTAGAAAATTATTTGGCATTGTCAAAGAGCCAACAGGCTGAATTGAAAGATGTTGGAGGGTTTGTCGGCGGTACCTTTTTCAATGATAGAAGAAAAGGGGCTTACGTGCAGGGGAGAGATCTGCTGACGTTGGATATGGACAATATACCGGCAGGGCAGACAGAAGAAATATTGAAGAGAATATCTGGGCTGGGATGCGCAGCAGTTGTTTATAGTACGCGGAAACATTCCGGATACGCCCCGAGGCTCCGGGTCATTATTCCTGTGGATAGAACGGCTACTCCGGACGAATATGAACCCGCAGCAAGAAAGGCGGCTGCATTGATTGGGATCGAGTTCTGTGACCCGACTACATTTGACGCAAGCCGGCTGATGTACTGGCCAAGCTGTTGTAAGGACGGGGAGTATGTTTATCAGGTATATGATCATCCGTTCTGCAGTCTGGACGGGCTGCTAGGAATGTATAAGAACTGGAAGAATGTAGCCGAATGGCCGCAAGTACCCGGAAGTGAAACCATCGAAAAAAGGCGTCTGGCAAAACAGGAAAATCCGACAGAGAAAAAAGGAATCATAGGAGCATTCTGCCGCACGTATTCCATTACGCAGGCAATGGAACAGTTTATCCCGGGAATGTACGAACAGACGGATATTCCAAACAGATACACTTATACGGGAGGAACTACAACGGGAGGTGCGATTCTATATGACGGTGATCTGTTCCTCTATTCCCACCATGCTACGGATCCGTGTTCCGGGCAATTGGTGAATGCGTTTGACCTGATCCGTCTGCATATGTATGGCGACCTGGATAAAGAAGCAAAAGAGGGCACTCCATCCGTAAAGCTTCCGTCTTTTCAAGCAATGGCAAAAATGGCACGAGCGGACAAAGAGGTGTCTACTCTTCTTATTAAAGAGAAGTTTGAACAGGCAAAAAAAGTATCTGGTCTGGAAAGCCCGGCACGGGAAGAGGACGGGAATGTAGACTGGGTACTGAATCTTACAAAAGATGGAAATGGGAAAATCGAAAAAACAATTGCAAATGTAACACTGGTACTGGAAAATGATCCGCTCTTAAAAGGGAAGATCGTTATCGACCAATTTGCAAGCTGTGGAATGGTACTGGGCGCATTGCCGTGGGATCAGAGAGAGGAAAAGCGTCGTTGGAAAGATGTTGACTATGCAGGGTATTACCGATATATGGAGACATTTTACGGACTTACGGGGAAAGAAAAGCTGGATAACGGTCTGCTGATCGTGAGCAGCCAGAATCAGATTAACGAGGTGGAGGAATATCTGGAGAGTTTGAAGTGGGATGGTAAAAAGCGTGTGGATACGCTACTGTCGGATTATCTGGGTGCAGAGGACAATGCCTATACAAGGGCGGTGATCAGGAAGTCTTTATGTGCTGCAGTAGCAAGAGCTGTAACTGGAGGAGTGAAATATGATTATATGCCGATCTTTACCGGACCGCAGGGAATCGGGAAAAGTACATTCCTTGCAATTTTAGGGAAGCAGTGGTTTTCGGATTCTTTGACAAGCTTTGAAGGAAAAGAAGCAGCGGAACTGATACAGGGTACCTGGATCAATGAAGTAGGAGAACTGACAGCAATGACAAAGCAGGAAACCAGTGCGGTCAAACAGTTTTTAAGCAAGACACACGATATCTACAGGGCAGCGTATGGGCGTACAACAGATAAGTATCCCAGGAGATGTGTATTTTTTGGTACTTCAAATGACAGCGAATTCCTAAAAGACGCCACAGGCAACAGAAGATTCTGGCCGGTGGATGTGGGAGAGTATAAGGCAAAGAAATCTGTATGGGTGGATCTTCCGGAAGAAGTGGATCAGATCTGGGCGGAAACGTACATGTACTGGGTACTGGGAGAGTCCTTATTTCTGCCAAAAGAGATTGAAAAACTGGCAGAAGAACAGCAGGAGAAACACAGGGAGTCTTTTGCGAAAGAAGGTGTGATCCGGGAATTCTTAGAACGGAAAATCCCTGTGGGCTGGGACAGCATGAACCTGATGCAAAGGCGGCAGTTCCTGCAAGGGGGAGCGCATTTAACAGAGAACGTTGATCTGATGGACAGAGAAAAAGTGTGTGCGGCAGAAATATGGCAGGAGTGCTTTGGTTCCGATATCAAATACATGGGGAAGAGGGATAGCATGGAAATCAACAACATCCTATCTTGTATAAGCGGTTGGAAAAGAAATAAATCGTCTTTGAGGTACGGGTTTTACGGTACACAGAGAGGATTTGAAAGGGTGTCAACAAAGTTCTAAATCGTCAACAAAGTACAAAAAATGCTGATTTTTGATGTTTGTTTACGTGTTGACACTAATGTAGCACATTTGTTGACATAAAAAATAGCGAAATTACGTTGTTTATAGATATATGTCAACAGTGTCAACAAACTTTTTATAAAAAATAAAAAAATATAATTAAAGATATATATATACACCATAATACGCCATAAACGGCATACGCGCGTATACATATACGCGTATAGGGCTTGTTGTTGTCAGGAGGTAAGAGAATGTTAGAAAAAGAAATTGAAAAAATCCTAGTACAAGAGGTAAAAAAACTGGGAGGCAGGGCTTATAAGTGGGTAAGCCCGGGAAATAACGGAGTGCCCGACCGGATCATCATCTTTCCGGGGCAGATGCCAATCTTCGCAGAGTTGAAAACGGACTCTGGAAAAGTGTCATCTGTCCAGAGAGTCCAGTTAAAGCGATTATCGGACTTAGGTCAACGGGTACATGTGATATACGGTATCTCCGGAGTCTGCCAGTTCTTTCAGGGTCACGGGTTTGAGGAAGCAAGCAGAAAGCTGGTGCAGAGATATGGGCTGTGATGTAAAGAAGTTCATCCCCCACGAATACCAGAAGTACTGTATCGATAAGATACTGGAGATTAAAAAAATCGGGCTTTTTTTGGATATGGGTTTAGGGAAAACAATCACAACATTGACAGCGGTAAAGGAATTAAAATACAACCGGTTTGAAGTACAAAAAATTTTGGTGATCGCACCGAAAAAAGTCGCAGAGGGAACCTGGACGAAGGAAAAGGATAAATGGGAGCATACACGGATGATGCGGGTATCCCAGATACTTGGAAGCGAAGCAAAAAGGATACGTGCCCTCAATACGCCGGCTGATCTATACATCATCAATCGGGAGAATGTGGTGTGGCTGGTGGATTATTACCGTAATGCCTGGCCGTTTGACATGGTAGTGATTGATGAGTCCAGCAGTTTTAAAAGCCACAAGGCGAAACGGTTCAAAGCCCTGGCAAGTGTCAGTTCCAGGATTGGCAGGATGGTGGAACTGACAGGAACTCCTTCTCCGAATGGTTTAGAGGATCTTTGGGCGCAGGTCTATCTTTTGGATGAGGGTGATCGGCTTGGAAAGCGGTACACCGGATTCCGGGAACGTTATTTTGATCCGGGAGACCGGGGACAGAATGTGGTTTACAACTATAAGGCGAAACCGGGAACCGAAGAAAGTATCTTGCAGAAGATCTCAGATATCTGCATAAGCATGAAGGCAGAAGATTACCTGCAACTTCCGGATATCACATATCATGAAATACCAGTGGAACTTGACAGTAAATCAAGGAAGGCCTATACGGAACTAGAGTACAAGATGGTGTTAGAACTTCCAGAAGATGAAGAAGAGATCAGCGTCACAAGTGCGGCGGCGCTTAGCAATAAGCTACTGCAGCTTGGAAACGGGGCAATTTATGATGAAGACCGGAACTTTCATGAAATACATAACTGTAAGATCGAAGCATTCCTGGAACTGATCGAGTCCCTTCAGGGGAAACCGGCACTGGTGTTTTATAATTTCCAGCATGATAAGATCAGGATTCTGAAAGCACTGGAAAAATCAAAATTGCGGATCCGTGAGCTTAAGACAACGCAGGACGAGGATGACTGGAATGCAGGAAAGATTGACCTACTGCTTACCCATCCAGCTAGCAGCGCTTACGGATTGAATCTGCAGCAGGGGGGAAATCACGTGATCTGGTTTGGCCTGACGTGGAATTATGAACTGTATACACAGGCAAATAAAAGGCTACACCGACAGGGGCAGACAGAGAAAGTAATCATACATCATCTGGTCTGTACAGAAACCAGAGACGAAGATGTGATGAAAGCGCTTAGTAAAAAGGATGATGTGCAAGGCTGGGTAATGGCCAGTCTGAAGGCAAGAATTAAAGCGATAAAGGAGAACAAGGGTATTGACAGATCAGGCAAAGATAAAAGCATTAAATAAACATTTCAGTGAGGTGTTATGTCCGGGATGCGGACAGGCCATCAGGGAATCGGATGATATGAGTCGTATCCAGTATGTGAGGACAAAGAGGGCAACGGATGTTTTTTTTTCACACTGAATGTTTTAGGAAAATATGGAACAGGAGAATGAACGATGAAAAATTATGACCCAAATATAACAAGAGGAGTACACACTGTAAGAATTACATTGCAGATGTGGGAATATAAAGGACACATTATTAGACATGTTGGTGGAAATTGTAAAGGGATGAACGTTCTGGAATTTGATTTTGAATGTTGGGATGAGTTTAAGGAAAATGATTGCCACATTGAATATCACGAAGATTGTGGCTATTTCACATGCGTTTTGAAAAATCCCGATGGAGGTACATTATCTTGTGAATGTGGCGCAAATGAAATGAATGACATGATCGTTGCGATTGAAATCTTAGATTATGCGGAGGAGTAGAATGACTGGTAGAGAATTAAGCGAAAAATTGAATTATTTAGGGATGGAAAGAAAAATTAGAAAATTAGCGCTTGAAGAAAAAATGGAAACAGCGGAAAAAATTGCAGTAATGTCAACAATGGAAGTTTGCAATCTGGTTTCGAACGAGTATGAAATCGTATATAGCGAAAATGAAGAAATTGGGTTGGTCCACAAAGATAATCTGAAAGAGTATTCTGCGCTTGTAAAAATCATTTCACGTTGATCTGAAATTTAGAGTTGTTGGAGGTGGCGTGATGAACGTATTAGAGAAAATCGCGGAAGAAATCAAATCCATGAAAAATGACGCCTACGAAACGTTGAAAGAAGAAAAGCGAAAACACGGAGCAAGCAAAACAGCAGAAGAGCTGGAAAGCTATATTTATGGGCTGACTTGTGCAGTAGATATTGTGAAGAAGTATGTGGATAAGGAGAATGTGAAGTGAACGTATTAGAGAAGATTTTGGAGGAGACTGAAGATAGAAAATCATACCATGAGGAGTTGCTGTCTCAGAGAGATGATTACGAAATACAGAAAATGTATTGCGATGAAGAACTGAACTGGATAAGAGACATCATCCGTTCTCATATGGTAGAAAAGAAAAATGTGACAAGTGCTGAGATAATAAGAAATTTCATTGATGGAAAGCCATATTACTCCATTAAGTTCAAAGAAACAGGCAAAGACGATTATACGATTGGATATTCTTCGTACAATTTAGCATATGTTATTGAGTGGCTGAACGAATGTTTTGAGTTTTGTGGAAAAACTAAAGTGGCTAGTGACAATGGCGGTTGGATTCCAGTAAAGGAGAGGTTGCCGGAAGTCAAGAAGATGGTAAAAGTTACTGTACACTCATCCGAATGGATTGCAGACTATGATTCGGCTTGGGTTCCGGAAGAAGAAAAGACACACAATCCGGAAGAATACAATGTGTACGACGGATACATAGATAGAGTGGGTATGTGGAGATTTTACGACGAGGAAGGATCAGTCAATGCTTGCGACAAAGAATTTGGGACAAATAAGGGAATTGTGTACGATGTCGTGACAGCTTGGATGCCGAAAGAACAGATAGAACCATACAAGGAGGGATAACATGGACATCATAATCACAATCGCATTCCTAGCTCTGTACTACATCCCGGGGCTGGGGGCAATCATAGCATTTAAAGAGACAGGATTGGAAGAAGTTGACTTGGAAAAGGCAGATTATTTAGCTGCAGCGATGTTCCCGCTTATACTGCTTGTAGTATTTGCTGAATGGGCGGCTGAGAAGATATGGAGGTGACGGCATGACCAGAGAGACTATGAAGCGCAGAAGGGAGACAGCAGACACCGTGAGAAAGATAGAAGCACACAAGATGGCAACGAGAAAGCCCTGTGAGACAGCTTTAAAGCAACAGGAGCATAAAGCCTTTGCCTGTGACTTTAAAGGCGGCGAGAGGGCGAATAAGGACGCTGTGGACTACATAGCAGAAAAATACAACATAAAAGAGCGGATCCCGGGAGGTGATTGAGTTGGACAAGAACGTAATCTATGAGTACATGGATGCGAAAGCATTGGTGAAAGAGACGGAAGAAGATATCAGACGGCACAGAAGAAAGACGTTCGTGCAGGACAAGGTGACAGGCAGCAATCCGGAGTTTCCATACCAGCCGCAGAGCTTTAATATTTCCGGATGCGCAGAGAGTCATGTGAATGTGGATGAGGAAGAAAAACTGCTGGAAGAGCGAAAGAGGAATGCGAAGCTGATTAAAGTAAAGGCAGAGCGTGTGATTAATAAAGCACCGGTTCGGATGCAGCGGATTATCCGGTTCAGGGTCATGCAAGGACTGACGTGGGACTCTGTAGCGATAAAAATGGGCGGAAGATGCACGAAAGACAGTGTAAGAATGGAATTTCAGAATTGGATGAAAGAAAAATAAAGTTATTTCGTTTTTTTCACATTTTTCGCTTTTAGGAGTTTATAGTATATCATGGAGTTAAAAGATAAGCTCCAAAATCTTTCCAAACATTCGGAACACCGCCGGACTTCTCCCCTTTCTTGTCTGGCGGTGTTTTTATGCCGTGGTCAGTTGGGACAAGCGGGTTCGATCCCTGCACACGGTTTTGTGATGTGATTATACAGGCTGCACAGCTGAGGTCTGTTCTGGGAGTGCACACCAGACTTGCATTGCAAATGGTACCAAAAAGCAGATATCCGCAGATCTGCAAAACAAACAAAAATAGATTCAGCAATCTATATTTAGTGTCAGTACCCGAGTGCGGATAGGGTAAAGGATGTCAAGAAAAGGCATCCTACGGGTGTATAGCTCAATTGGTAGAGCAATCGGCTGTTAACCGATGTGTCGCAGGTTCGATTCCTGCTATGCCCGTTGTGGACTAC